CTAATGAAGCACTTAATAATCCCAATTGAACTCCTAATTGAACTGTTAAACCTCCTATGGTTCTAAATATACCGGCTAATTTAGATTTTTCTAAACTAACTTGTGTAATGCCTAATGTAACTCCAATTCCTTTAAGTATATTTATTGCACCTTCTTTTAAAAATATAGCTGCTTTAAGTGCTTGTTCTTTTAATAAAGATAATAAAGTTTTATTTTGATATGCTTCTTTAATTTTTGCAAAAGCCTTTGCTCTTACCTCTTGGGTTAATCCTACTTTACCTAAAATATTTTCTTTAACTTTGTTTAAAACAGAATTTTTATCAAATCTAGCTTTTTGTTTCTTTATATTCAAAATCCTATTTCCTATTAATCCATTTCTGCTTTCTATTACCCCCTTTTCTGTTTCTGTAATTAAACCTAATTTAGAAGCAACATTGGTTAAAATTTTCTGTCTATAAACCTCATTACCTAAAAATTGAATTACTTTCATAGCTACTGCTATACTTCCTAATACTTTTAAGAATCCCATACTCTTAGAAATTAAATTAGCCATATAACCAACTACAGCAGCAATTGGTTCAACTATAGGAATTAAAGCAGCTGCAACTTGTACAAATAATTCTTTCATTTTTGCTACCGAGGCTGTAAATTGACCCTGTATATTTTCTGAATGTAGAGAATTTGCTAATTGTTTATCTCCTAATTTTGCTGCTATTTCTTCTTGTGAATTACCTTCTGCCTTTAATCTATTATAAGCAGCCTGCATATCTGCATCTTGACCACCTAATTTAGCTAATATTTCTCTGGATTGTAGGGATTTTGCTAAATCTTCTCTACTCATTCCTACAGCTTTAGCTAATGCTTCTTGCTGTATTCTATTCATAGCTGTAAATTCAGCTGCTGATCCTGCTTGTTTAGCAATTTCTTCTGCTACTGTTGCTAAATCATTATTTAAAGCTGCTTGTCTAGCTTTTTCTAAATTAATGTTTTTACCTAACAACACTTCAGCTTCCAATTCGGATGCGATGGACTGTTCAAAGTTGAGTAAACCACCAGCTATACCGTCTACACTTGATAATTCCATACCAAATTGCTTAGCAGTTTGAACTGCTTTTGCTAATTCAATAGGGTTATTAGCCATGCTTAATTGTATACTACTGGATAGATTTGCTACTTCTTCAAGTATTGCTTTTTCTGTAAGAGCAGTGCCATTAGCAGCATTCATAGCTACAGATTGACCCATTACATTAGCTGCTATTTCTTTTGATGTTTTACCTGTTAGTAAACCAAGTTTAGCAATCTCGGCACTTGTTCCTTCACTTAACTTTAATTGTGTTGTTAACTCTGTTTGAGTTTGTAACATCTCAGCAGAAAACATTGCATTAGTTCCAAGGGCAGCAGATAATTGTATTTGAGCTTCTGCAATTCCTTTAGTAGTAACAAATATATTATTTGAATCTTGTGCAATTTGAGAGAACTGTTTATTCATCCCAGCAGCTTCATGGAAGCTTATTCCTAAGTTTTGAGCAACTTTTTCTGTTGTTGTATCTAAACTTATAAAGGCATCAACTATAAAACCTATAGCAACTTCCATTAACCTCATTGGGGTTACTGTATCTTTTAGGTTTAATTTCATCAATTTTGATGCTGTGCCTGATTTATCAAGTTGATCTAATAGGTTAGCACCTCCTTCTCCGAGTAAAGTAAGTAAGGATTTTTCTTTTTGTCTTTCAGTATTTTGTTCTGTAAGAGTGTTTAAGGTGTCTTCTTGTATAGAAAATTGAGCATTAAGTTGTTTGGAAAGGTCCTCATTTATATTTATGCCATTTGCTAAAAGATTATTTTGTTGACGTGCAATTGTCTTTTTTCTAGTTGCAATTTTTTCTAATTCTTTTTGTATTTTTGCTTCTACATTAACCCCTTTACCTATTTGGTCTTGGAGTTTTGTTATCTCTTTTAAAGAGGCGGCATTTTGTTTTATAGCACTATTTAGATTTTTTGAAAAAATCTCCCCAATTTTTTTAGTTTCTTCAGTTACACCAATTAAGTTATATTCTACTTCATCTTTAATTTTTTGGCCTATAGAAGTAAACGCATCTTCTAAATACCCTAATTCTTCATTAAGTTCTTTAGCTTTTATTGCTGCTTCTTCGATTTCCTTGAGACTTGGCATGGTAATTAGATTTTATTATAAATATGAAAAAAAGCAACTATTTATAGCTGCTTTTACCTTCATATGCTTTAGAAGCTTGTTTAAATTGAGGGGCATTTACTTTGCCTTCTGAGTTTACTAGTGAGGTTTTACCGGCAGACATTTCATTTTTTTCTGCTGCGGCTTTTGCTTCATAAAAATCATTTATTTCTTTAAAAGTAAATTTACGCAACCATATAGGCATATTGTAAATAGTAACATAATCATACCCACCTTTACCGTGAAATATTATTTCGTGGATTTGTTTAAATATATTTAATCTAACTTGAGGCGCTGTCTCCAAAGTCAGGCCAAAAAAAGTTAAGCCCAATAGGCACAACTACCTCCTCTCCTGAATCTAGAATTACATTAAGGTCTACATCCGGTGCTGTTTCAACTATATGTTTTCTAAATGCTCTAGCATCACGTGCTAAAAAATAAGTGTCTACAAATTCTCTAATGTCTTTAATTTCAGTTTCTCCATTAACCGAGGTTAATACATACTTTAATCTAGTAGAGGATTCAGGGGATGAATTTTTATTTAATTTTTTAAGTCCTTTTAATTCTCTTTCAATTTTGATTTCATCATGGCCTGTTAGTAATTTATATGTAATCTTTGTATCACTATGGGGTAGAGTAAAAGCAAATTCATTTTTACCTTCAATCATAGTAGAACTATCAAACCCTTTATTTTCTAATTCTGAAAGGTCAATTGTTTCTGTTTTCCCATTAACTATTGTTTTATAATCGGACCCATATCCTAAAATACGAGTAGCAATTAAAATTGCGTTTTTATCACCTACAATTAGATCTTTTAAATCTATTTTAGAAATAATTACAGACTCTAATAGTTTATCTAATACATTACCTTTTTCAATATATGCTTGATTTGAAAGAATATCTTCTTCCTTCGCTGTCATATATTTGATTTCTACTTTACCGCTTGATAGGGGATTGTCTTTTGAATATACTAAACCTTTAGATGGTAGTTCTATTTCTTCCGTTGGGAATTTAAATTCACTCATATAATCTTTATTTAATTAAAACTCTTATTCGTTAATACATATGTAAGATAAGAAAAAGCTTGACCGAAGCCAAGCTATTTTCTAAATTTAGGGGAAGGGTAAAATTTTTAGAAATTTAACACACAATAATCAGGTTGAACTGTCATTGTAATTTCTTGAGCAGCATTTTCAGTATCCCAGTTGTAATCTCCAAATGAAGCTTCTGTTATCATTGCTCCTTTAATTATCCATTCTGAAACGATATCACCTACAGGTCCTAATACGTTTATAGTTAAATCTTTTTTATAGAAATCACTATATCCATCTCTACCTGTTACTGATTCGTGGTGTAATCTAACCCATTCCATTACTGACTGTGCGCCAGATGGAGTAATTGGATCAAATAATGTGAACTGAATAGTTCCCCAAGTTGTTTTACCTTTTACAAAACGTTGAACGTTAATATGATTTAAAGGTACTGTTCCTTGTGATACGGTTACAGCTCCAACTCCCTTCATAATATATGCTGGGAATCCATCTACAAAAGCAATAAATCTATTCTTTTGTTTTGGCTCAAATGCTGTGAAAAATATTTCGTTTGGGTTTAATACTGCCATTTTATTATCTTATTTTATTATAAATATTCGATTTTGTTTTTTTTATGCTGGAAATGTTGCTCCAGTTGGTAATACATTAAAATCAAGTACAATAAATTCAGCTGTTTTAGTTGGTTGTAAGAAAATCTGTCCGATTAACTCATTTCTATCTATAACGTCTGGTGTATTGTTTGTTTCATCCATTACTACTTTAAAAGCATATAATCCCTGTCTTTGTTGAACACTTTCTAAATACGGATTAACTTGTGTTAAGAAATTCTGTCTTGTTGAAATTGTATTTGCTTCAAATACTAAGTTATCAGCAATTTGAGAAATATAATCTTTAAGTGTTATTAACAATCTACGTACATTGATTCTATCTAAAGCAGTTGCTGCTTTTTGTAATGTTTTTTGTCCAAATACTACAACACCTTGTTGTGGGAATGTAGCTATTGGATTAACATTACCTTCATATAAAGTATCTCTATTAGCAGATGTTAATTTTCTTTCAGCTCTTACTACTGAACCTAAACCACCTCTTGTAATACCTGCTGGTGCAAACCATGGGTCTGAAGAAGCATCTGTAAATGCGTATACTCCAGGTATCATTGTTGAAGCTGGTACATAAACTAGTAATCCAGTATTTGGATCAACTGTTTGTAACCAAGGCCAATATGCTGCTGCGTAACTTGAATCAAGTGATGCTGCTTGTTGTAATACTGTATTAATTGCTGTATCATAAGGAACTAAATCCATAATGAATATAGCATCTCCTCTTGCAATTGTATTATTTTTTATTAAATTACACTGTGTCGCATAATTTGAAAAATATAAACCTGGAGCTGAAATTACATTGTATTGAAAATCATCCTGATTAGCTAATAAATTAATAGCGTTTGTATAATCAGTTCCAACTAAACCTTGAGTATTTGTTGCGCTAATTTTTTCATTGAATAAATTTGCACCCTCAGCATTTAAATTTGAACCAACTGCTACATCAAATGAACCTGATCCTACAACAGGTAAACTTGCTGTAAATTCTGTTTTTGCTATTCCATTATTGTTAAAATAACGTGGAGTATTGAATTTTACTTCTTTTACTCTTACGTAATTTGAAATATTAGGATAAGAACCTGATTCTTGTAAATATGTTCCTGAACCATCAGCTGCTACTACTACATTAGAAGTAACATCTCCAATTGCTCTTGAAATGTAATTTGGTGAAAATGGATCTAAAGAGATATTATTATATGATTCTAATACTACTCTTTGATTTGCATTATCGTTACCACGTCTAATAAGTAATGAAAATACACCTGATGCCGTATTAACATTTGCAATTTCCCATCTGATGTTATCTGCTGAACCACTTGCTAGAGCACCTCTTGCTAACTCTGTTGAGTTAGTATCAGATCCTACAGGAAATGTGTTGTTCATAATTATACCTTCAGAAAGTGTTTCTAATATAAAGGTATTTGCATTTTCTATGTTTGAAGCTACTAGTAAAAATGTTGCGGATGTCATATCACCAGCACCTATTGCTGCTCCTAATATGGTTGCTGTTTCACCAGCTACAAAACCACTACCATCTTCTACTACATTAACTGAAAGTACTTTAGTTAATACATTTGTTGCTGCTAAAGTAATTTTTAAAGTTTGATCATTTGCTGTAAATCCAGCTGTTAATAAATCTGCCTCACTTATTGTTACTACATCACCAGCCTTATAACCTGATCCTGGTGCTGCAATTGTAACTGATGCTAAAGCACCTGCTCCATCACCTGTAACGGCAAATGTAGCTCCTGTTCCACCTGTTGGTAATACCGAAGTTTGTGCAATAGTAAAAGGACCTACTACGTTTCCTAATGTAGCACCTCCTGATAAAGCATTTGTTCCAGTACCTCCTGTAATTAAGTTTCCTGCTGCTTTAGATGTAACTACAGTTGCTGTTGCTCCTGTACCTGATATACTACCTGCTACTGCAACACCTACAAATGTACCTGCTGCTGCTGAACCTTCACCACTACTTGCTACTTGTTGTGCAAGTAATGAACCATTTAAACCACCATCTCCTGTTTCAACGTTGTTTTCAACGGTGTTAGATTGTGCTGGTGAAAATGAACCACTTGTAACTCTTGTTACTAACAAAGAAGTACCACCACTTGAAAAGTAAGTATTTGCTGAGACGGAAGTTAGGTAAGTGTAATCAGTAGATCCACTTTCTAAAGCTGCTCCAAAAATTGCTTGGAATGAACTAAATGAACTAACGTAAGTTGGTTTTTCAACCGGACCTTTTACGGTTGGGCCTATTATTGCCGCACCTCTTGTTAAGGGTTGAGCTGTAACAAGTGATTGATCGTTCTCTCTTGCCAGTACTCCTGGAGATATTAATGTTTCTGCCATCTTATTTTATTATTTTTAATATTGTTTTATTATAAATATTAAAGAGGGGTTCAAAAACTTATTCTGCTGTAGTAAATTCTCCAGTTTCTATGTTGATGTTTCCTTCTCCATACTTTTCTTGAAGATCTTTAGCTGTTTTATTTGATTTTTCTTGTAAATCTGCTAAACCATCTAAAATTGTACTTCGGTTTCCTTCTAAAAATGCTTTTTGTATATCAACTTGTCCTAAATCAAAAGTAATTTGATTTTGTAATTTTTGATAACCTTTAAGAATTGTTAGTTCGTCTTTTGATAATTTGATTTTTTTGCTCATAACTCTGCTTATTTATAAATATTAATTAATTTTTACTCTTTATAATTTATTATTGAAAATATTGATTCTTTATACTTTTTAGTTAAATCTGTAAACTCACCATTAAACACATAACCAATTAACTTAACTTCGGGCATATCTAACACTACATTAGCTCCACCTAATACTTCAGTATCTATTTCGTTAACTATTAAGTTTAACTTAGTTGTTGAATTATCATAAACTACAACTCTTGGAACCCAAGAATTAGAAGCAATTCTTTTATGTGTATCTCCATTTTGGAAAAATAATTTAAATTCGCTATGTTTACTAAAATTAAACAAATTGGGGACATTATCAAATGCTATCTGATCTACAATCGGCTCTGGGTATGTAGTATATTCAAATAAGCTAGTTAAATGACCAAAGTAAGATTCAGCATCCGGGAATTTACCACCTTCAAGCCAGGGATGAGCATCGCTCATATAGTATTTTTTATTTATAACTGGTAGTAATTTTTTTAGATTATCTTTACTTAAAATATTTAACATAAAGCTTGGATATCTATGCCCCTCTTCTTCTCTATCATCTTTTACTTTAGTAGTTAAAAATGGAGATGGTGTATCTAATTCACCCATAATACCTTCAGTTAAAACAATATCATAATTTATAAAGCTATAAAAATCATAATCAAGTGATAAACCTAAGTTTCCACCTAATAAAATTTGATTATAAGCGGTCCAACCATAATCTTTAGTTATGTTTTGGAGATATAATTTTTTACTGTTAAATTTAAGATTTTTCCAAAAAACCATACCCCTGTACGGGAATAATATAATGGGGTTGCTTTTATCATATATAACATATTCTACCTGAGATTGTATGGTAGATGATACAGGTATATGGGAAACTAATAAAATATCAAGACCCTTAGACTTAAGTTTTACAATATTGTCTTGTAGTACTTTTACTTTTTGGTCAGTATCACAATGTGATAGTATTATTATTAAATTATTTTTCATAACACTCTATATAGTTATCTTTACTTCTATTAACATCATATTTTTCGATACATTCATGTTCAATGTAGTTAGTAAAAGGATCAAAGCTTTTAAACCAATCCCCATTATTAGTTAATAATTGATTTATAATGGGTGCTTCTGATGTATACAATGTAAGTAAACTATTTTTGGTATCCAAGGTATTTTGGTCTAATTTTTGTTGGGATTTACCAAACACATAAAAATTATTAGTAATATTAAGTACCGCCTCAAATACTAATTTATGTTGTGGGTGACCATATTCACCAATAGGGTTATGTGTTACTATTTTATTCCAATTTTTACAATTAATAATACTACTTAAATCATATACTTCTGTAGGATTTAGAGTGTCTTCATAATCTAACATTTCCCAAGAACCAACATTAAGTTTTTCCATTACCGATTTAAATTCCGCTTTTCTAATGTCATCTGAGTTATTAGTTAAACATACAACTTTATATTCGGGTCCATGTTTAATTAATTCTGCTCCGCCAAATATTAACTCATCATCCGGATGTGCTACTATCATTAATTTGGTTGTTTGGTAATCATTAAAGGCGTGTTCTAAAGTCTCTGCATTTTTAGGTTTTACTGATGGGTCAGGCCCATGAATAAAATAGGGTTGTAATGTTAATTTATCGTACATTACGTCAAATCCCTTTTTTAAAAAATAAGGGTTAACTAAAGTTTCATTTTCTGAGCTATAATAATTATTCCATGTAATAGGTAAATCTAAAATTTTATTTTCTTCCCATAATATGTTATTAGCTACTCTTTCTTCTGAGAAGGCATTATCGTCAACGTATATCTTAACGCTGTAGTTATTTAATTCTGCGTTCCATTTTAGACACTTTTCAAAGAATGGTATACTGTTTAAATCATAAAAATAAAAACCAGTAGCTATTAGTTTTTTATTAGGATTTCTAGATATATTTTTAATTGATGCTAGTTCACTACCATAATTCCCACTTAATCTTATACCTTTATGTTGTCTCCACTGGTTTATATCCTTATGGTAATATTTCATAAATAAGGGGTAAGATTGTAAACCCTTAAGATATTGTAAGGAAGTGTCTATGTGTTCAGTAACAAAGGCATCACCATCAACCCATGCAAACTGATCATAATCTTCATTTAAAGATTCTAGCGATGCTAAATACTTAGCAAAGTAAATAGAATAGTCTTTATTGAATAAATCGGGTTCATGTGTAGCTTCAATTTGTGGTTTTTGCCTATAATCAATTCTTCTATTAATTACGTTAGGTAAATCAATATTTGAATCACAATTAAAACCATAAACAATAAGCTTATATTTTGAATATTTTAATAAACTTTTAGCTAACACCTCTATCATAGGTAAATATGCTTCATTACCCCCTGTTATCCATGTAAAATTAATTTCTTTTTTTGGTCCTAATAAATTTAAAACCTCATTATACACCTGGTCTGTAGTGATTGACTTATGACATATATGTTGATCTTTGGTTCCCTTATTTTTAGGGCACCAATCCCAATCCCCAGCATCAAAAATAAAATCTTTACTTACCCAACAGTTATTACATACTGAGTTGTTTTCTATTTTGGTTAGTTTATTTGTAAATTCAAACCCAAATGGTATGAAATTATTAATCATTACAGTTTGCTTATTTAATGCCCAATTTGCCCAAGATAACCCAGAACCTAAACCGATAAATAAATCTGCATGGTATAAGTAATTAAATGTTTTTTCCCAATTTAATTTTTTCTTATCTATTATATTTGGACCTTTAAAGCCTTCATATGATATGTTAACTATTTTATATCCCTTTTTATGTAATTTTTTTGCTAATTCTCTCCATTGATTGTGAGGCCATTCTTTTAAACCAGCTGTGGCTCTTGGTCCTATACAAATATATTTACCTTTTATAGGTCTTTTACCAGGAGTAAAATCAATACCATGATTAATTTCTTTATAAGATAAACCTAATATATCAGTTGCAGTTTGAATTAAGGGGATAGTATTAGGAGATGTAGGATTTTTATCATTACTATCCCATTTACCATCAGTTTTAAACCAACCTATTAAATATTGAGCGTAAGCATTATAAGATGTATCTGGTGATATAAAAGTAATGTCCTTATATTCTTCTAAATTCTGGAACCATTCATTATGAAATGTTGATAGTACTACTTTACATTTATGTTTTTTTTGAAATTCTAATACTTGTGGGGTCCAAGCTAAAGTATCACCTACAGACTTTGAATCTAATGATATTCTAACTGTTTCGTTTTTTAAGCTAAATTCATGTATTACTTCACCATTTACTTTAACAATCCATGGAATGTAGTATTGTTTATTACATTTAGTCCACATATTATTTTTAATAACTGAGGAATGTAATACTTTATTATTTCTTGAATCTATAAATTCTACAAGATATTTTCCTCGTTTTGAACCAAAAACCTCTAGTTTTGGGCCTTTATTAAAACTTAATTCTATCCTATTATCAGGCAGGTTATCGTAGAAACTATCTATTTCTTTTATAGCTAATTTTGAAGCATTTTCCCAAGTAAATTTATCCCTTAATTCTTTAGATTCTACTAAAGCACGTTTTTTATGTTCATCATAATTAACATATGAATCCCTCATTACCTTTTTTAAATCTTCAAAATCGGGAGTGTAAAATTCCCCAGATAATTCTGATTGAGAGAAAGTACTATATTCCCCACGAATCGCAGGCATAGTACCAGTTACTTTAACAGGTAATCCTTTACCTTGAGCAAATTCTAGTTGAGCACTACAATCTGAGTATATTGAAGGTGTACCACAAGCCATAGCTTCTATTAGGGGTAAATTCCACCCCTCAGCTCGTGCACAAGATAAAAATACATGACCTTTTTGTAGGTATTTTATATATTCTTCTCTTGAAGGAAAATGTTTAATCTTTATTCTTGGGTCTAATAAATTATAATGTTTTAGTCTTTCCTCTGTATTTTCAAATTTATCCTTTGCAAAATAATTATCAATAGATATTACTAAATCAACAGGTTCTTCGCTATCAAATTCCTGTAAAAATGCTTCTATTACTTCTTTAGTTGATTTTCTATAGTCCCATCTCCCAAAATGTATAAATTTAAATCTACCATCATCGTATTCAGGTAAGGTTGCTGTTGAGTCTGGGTAGAATGTTTTACTATCTACTGCCTCTGGTATTATTTTTATTCTGTCTTCAGGTATTCCCTGTTTTATGTTACATTCTTTTTGCCATTTTGATGGTACCCAAATTTGATCGTAAGTTTTTAATGTTTCAAAAAAAGCAGATGGGTATTCTGTTGTTTCCCATACAGTATACGCTATTTTAGGACCTTCATATTGTTGGTAGAAGAAATGGTGATTAACTTCTGCTAAAACAATATTAATATCATGATTAACTATATTTTCGTGTTTGCTGTATATAGCGGCATCTGTTAGTCTTCGACTTTTATCAAACATTGTTTGCCTATTCAGAAGTTTTTTATCTAAAGGCAATAAATATGGTTCTTTATTAAAAGGTTCATCTGTTAGTTTTTCCCAATATTTAGGAACAGTAAAATTTCTAACTTTTAAATCATAGGTATGAGATAAATCTCTAAAGAAATCTCTAGTATGGTTATTAAACCCCGTTGTACCTATATAACACCCGTGAATATATAACTTTGGTAATTTCTTAGCCATTTTATTTATTTAAAGAAGTAACTATTTTATTAGTATCAAATATTTCATTTAAATCATTATAAGGTATAGTAGAAACATCTTCAGATAATAAAAACGGGTTATATACCGCTGATGTCAGATTTGGTTCTTTAGTAAATTGTTCTGCTTTAATATTATCGTGGAGTTTATAACCAAATGTTTCTGGTTTGGTTGATATCCAACATACTGTTGACTTTAAGTTTAAAGCAGCAGCCATATGTTGTGCAAATGAATCTATTAATAACCTTTTATCAGACATCTGTAATAGTATAGCTATACTTCTAAAACCATCTAATGCTTGTAATGTATCATCATAGACTGTTTGATCTTGACGTTTAATATGAATTATTAAGTGAGTTTCTTTATAATGTTCAATTATCTCCTTTACTGTAGGGTTAGGTATATCTCTTGTCCATGCATATTGATATCCTATACCTTCAGGTCCTCCATGAGGGTGAATAGTTAGTATAGGCTTATCGTTTGTGTAAAATGGTTTAAAATAATCTATCTCAGGTTGAGTTAGATAAAATTGAGGTTGTTCATTGTTATAATTTAAACCTAAAACCTTACACCAAGTTTTAAGTAAATTAATAGGTTGTTCAGTTATAAAATCACTATCCTTATAAGGATCTGCTGCAAATACCTTACATTTTTGGTCCTTAATAAATAATAGGTATAAACCAGAAATCTGGCTTATGTTATGGGTCTCAAAAACGTTGGGGTTATTTAAAAATACGTCAGGATAGGCTGTTACTACTATTAGATTAGCATTTTTATAACGCTTCTTTATAACTTTTACCATTGCAGTAGCCATAATTGATTTACCAAGGCCACCTTCTATTTGAAAGATAATATTCATATGTTTAAAACTATTTTATGTAACTAATATACGAAACTATTTTAGATACTCCACGGAGTACCTGAACCTTGGTTAGCACTTAATAAAAGTGCAGCTTCATTTTCTGAGATTGATTGTGAATTTTGAGTTTCTAATGCCGTTTGGTCTATACTAGAAGATAGCCAAGTTAAAACTGTTGCTTCATCTAAACTATCATAAGTAACAAACCCTTCATCACTAACTGATCCTGTAATATTTAATTCGTAGTTTTTTCTTGCTTCTAACTCATTATGTTGAGATTCTAGTCTATAGTTTATTCTATGGATTAAACCACTATCAACTGCTCTACTAAGATCAATAACTTTCCAAGTGTGTATCATTTTATTCTATTTTAATATTATTTTGTTATAAATATGTGGTTTTTATTTAATATATTGATTTTATCCAACTGTCGTCAAAGTATGTTTTAAACGGTTCTTGAAATGCTTCATTTACTGCACGTACTACACCAGGCCATTCTTTTTGATAGTCATGCCCTCCAATTAGTTCTTTAGTTTTTGGTGTATATAATTCTATGTCTTTTTTTACAGACTCATAATCATGAGCACCATCTATATAAATAAAATCAAAATAACCATCTAAAAAAGTATCTGATATGTTGTAACTATATTCTTTATGGTGGGTTATGTTATTAAAATGTCGAGTATTAAGTTTAAATTCGTCTTCTATATTACCCCATGTTTCATTAAATATTAAATTTGATTCTTCATTCCCTTCATGTGGGTCTATACAGTGAATTTCATCAAATATTCCTAACGAGGCAAACATAAAAGTAGATTCACCTTTATATGACCCAATTTCTAACATTTTTAAATTAGGTTTATCTCTTAAGGTGGAATATACATCAAATATTAATTGGGTTAAACCTAAGTAAAACCTATTACCCCAAGCATTATTCCATTCAGGGTTTGGATTAAATCTTAATGAACTCATATTATCCTACTAGGTTTCTATCACACCAATTATCTACTGAAGATGCTACGTTGCTATTACTTGATTCTATATATTCCCAAGCTAAACTAAATCGAGTTCCATTTGAAGTGTTTGGATAACAACCATGTATCATGTTAATGTTAAAAAACACGGCATAAGGTGCATCTAATTCTAAATCTAATATCCAATTAGGGTTTAATTTTGTTTCATCTATCCATTGTATTCCTTCTATATGGGATACTGCATCATGTGGTAGTATTCCTATTTCATGAGATCCAGGTATAACTCTTAAACACCCATTTTCTTTATTTGTATTTTGAAAATATAAAGCACAACTAACTATAGTATCAGGGTTACCGTTAAAATAGAAATTATCCTGGTGTAAAAATGTTGATACTCCTACTTTAGGTTTCATTGGAAAAAATTTAGATATATAAACATCTAATGTTTCTTCTGTATTTATTAGTTGTTTAGCTGTATCTACGAGGATTTTATTTTTTGCTATTTTTAAAAATTCAGGTTCATACTCGCATGCCCCTTCTATTTTATTTAGGTTAGTAGGACTATTTAATCTATAGTTACCTTCATGTTCCGTTAAATTAAGAGAATATTCATAATGTTTTTGGGATGTTTTTAATAAACTTTCTAATTCATCTTTAGGTAAAAAATCCTTTACTATTACATACCCTAACTCATTAAACTTATTTATATCAAAGTTCATATGTTGTTTTTTTAATTAACCAACTACCATCTGCAAATTCCATGGCGTTTTGGGGTTTATCATTAATATTGTCACCACCTATATATCCACCCGGTTTAATTTTAGGTAAATATAATTCTAAAAGAGGGGTAATGTTTTTATTATTTCGATTATTAATATACATAAAAGAAAGGTCATTATCAAGGAATAGATTAGAAGATAATTCGGGTTGTTGATTTATACTACTAATAGTATCTTCAAAGAAATATGTATTGCTGTGAAATCCTATTTTAATATCCTCCCAAGTTAAGTTATGGCTTAAATTAAAATCGTCTTTTCCCTTATATAAATTAATTGAATATATGTTTGAAAAAATATTACTACACCCAAAGAAGAAAGTATTTTCACCTAAATGGCTGTTTAATTCTACCATTTTGGAATTTTCTTCTAAATTTTCACATAAGTGTGATATAAGCTTTGTAATACTTAGAAAATTCTTATTAAGACCCTTATTAGGGTTAAATTTTTGAATACCAAATTTAGGTCTACCTAAAACTACTTCCGTATATTGATATAATATATCTTTTGGGTGTTTTATATATTTAGCAATTGTTTTATTAATTACATTACCATTTTCATCAAATGATATACCTACTCTCCCACCACCATCTCTGTAATCGTTATAGTAAGTATCAGAATCCGCGGATTGAGGATCTACCATATCTGAATTTTGTCTAATTATACTAGTTTTTAGTGTAAATATATTATGGGTATGGTAAAATTGTTCTAGATAAACATCAACAGCGTATTTTAAAGGTAAATAGTTACTAGAAAGAGTTTGTATCATTTCTTTTGTAGCTACATATGCATGAGCACCATGGTGGTTAGAATTATATCTGGGTACAGTTAGATAAGTCCCAATATCTATTCCCTCTTGTGTTATTGTTTTTTTACCTAAGTGAATTAAATCATAGTCTGATTCCTTACACTCATTTAGTATGTTTTGATATAAAGGTGATAAAGCTGAATCTGATAGAAGGGGTGTTGTTGAATGTACATCGTCTTCTAAAAATAATGCGTTTTCTACGCCGTCTTCTATTGCTTGGTCCCATGCTTTTTTATGAGATAGGGCACAAGCAAACACTCCCATAGTTATCATACCATTAGGATCAAAAAAGGAAGAATTAATTAAATTATCTGAGGATAATTGTGACATTGTTATTTCTTTGCCATCTATAGCCTCAATAAAAGTAAAATTAAGGTTTGGAAAATCTATTAAAAGTTGTTTCTTTCTATCTAACCTACGTTTTAAGTTTATAACGTATATTTTATCAAACCCTAATGTTGATGTTTTTTGATTCATATTATATAGAATTTAAAAAGTAATGGTATTCATCTTTTAAGGCTTCATCATTCATACCCTTTAGCTTAAAAACAGATTTAGTTAAAATTGATTTTAATTCATCTACTGGTGTTGATTTTATTTTTTCTAAAATCTCACATATAGATTCTGGTGTTTGTTTTGCTTTAAAAGGGTATGAAGGAAAGTACTCAGATGTTCCCGTGTTTTCGCTTAAAATAGGTACCATACCATTTAATATACTTACAAACGTAAAATAATTAAAAGAATCATATATGGATGTATTACTATATATGTGGTGATCTTTAAAAAAATTATTTTGATTTTTTAATTTACCCTTAAATTTAACTAATGGGTTATTTGATGTTATAAAATTAGCCAGTATTTCATTTGAAATATCGTTTCTACCGTGTTCACCATATAGGTTCATGTGGTAGTGTGGTGAAGATTCTAACGCGTTAAACACACTGAATAAACCGTTAGAGTATGATAGTGCTCCGTTAAATCCTATATTGAAGTTTGGTGAAAAGTTAGTAAAGTTAGTTTTAATATTTGATTTATCTCCTAAGGATGGGGGAATTACTATACCAGGTTTTGATGTTGATAAGTTATAAAAATTATTAAATATTTCTACATCTAATTTACTATAAAATATAAACCCATCAGCATATTTTTCATACAATAATGTTTGGTGGTCTTGAGTCAAGCAAGTAAGTGCGGAGATAGAAGAATTAAGTAATTCTTTAGAAAAAGTTATATCTGCATTCTTGTGTGCTTGAGGTACAGTATCAATTATAAATATTTTTGGTATTTTAATTTCTGGGAAGTATTGTGTATGAGAGTGCATACTTGATACCTTATAATCTAATAAGATTAAAGAATGAGTATAATTATCATTAATATAGTAGGTATTATTAATATCTAACATATTAAAAATATCTTTAGATGTTAAGTCTAAAGTATTAAGTAAGCTATTTAATATTAAGGAATCGTTTATGTACCCCCTAGTGTAATTTGTAATTATACATAGTTTCATAGGGGGTAATATACGAATAATATTTAGGCTTACCTATCTATTTTTGATTCTAAGCTTTCTACTTTAAGTGTTAAAGTTTTAATTGCTTCAATTAATAAAGGTACTATTTTTTCATAATTTACGGCTTTATAACCACTATCCCTAGTAGTTACTGCTTGGGGTAAAATTGCTTCAATTTCTTGGGCTATTACACCAACATCCTCACCTTTATTTCCGTGAATAGTTTTAACTTCTTCCTCAGATAATTCTTTCCAATCAAATATGTTACCACTAGATTCCATTACCTTACATAAGGCATTTTCTATAGGTTTAATATTTTCTTTTAATCTTCTATCTGATGTGGCAAAAGCTACAACATCATTAGAGGCATCAATTCTACCTGTAGTACTGTTCATTGTAGTGGTACCACCTACTTGTAAATGACAAGCTACTGTAGCATTGTTCATATACGTTGTTTTGGCAGAACAAGCTGTTAAATTACAACCAATTATGAATGAGTGGGTTTTACCTGATGGTATACTATTACTAAATCCACCAACTATCCCAGAATAACAAGCTGTTACAATACAATTTAATTGTCCACCACCAATCATGGAGTAACAAGCATTGTTTATGCAGTTTTGAGAACCACCTCCAA